GACAGCGCGGATGGCCTCCATCGTCGTGGCGGGTCGGAGGGCGGTGCGCGCCAGGAACTTCTGACGATCCGTCGCCGTCACACTCGTCGCGATGTGCTCCCCGGAGTCGTCGAGGACCGGGGGCCAGCCGTCGATGTAGCCGATGAACTTCTGCACCGTCGTGGAGCCGGTGACCTTGACCCGGATCCGCTTGTTCTTCCGCACGTTCGGGTAGTACGCCGACGCGGGGTTGTTCGGCACGAACGCCCCATCGGGCACACCGTTGGCTGGTGCCGCCGTCAGGGTCAGGCTCAGCGTCGTGGGGCCAGGCTGGGAGAACACGTCCGACCGGCCACCACGGATCTCGATGCCGGTCTCCATGTCCACCCGTGAGGTGACATCGGTCCACACACCGGAGGTGAACTCGATCTCGACGGTGACGTTGGGCGCAGCCATCAGGCGGGGACCAACTTGTTGCCCTTGGCGGCCTGCTTACGGATCAAGGCGACGATCTCGCGCCCAGCCGCATCGTTGCCGCCGATGACAGAGCCGTGGAAGTGGAAGTGCGTCTCCTGCACCGTCGCGCGAGCCCGCAAGGTTGCGCGCGCGTCACCCGACCCAAACCCGTAGACGGACCGCATGCCCTGCTCCCCGAGCATGGCTGACGCGCGACCAAGCCGATAGTTCAGCGAGTTGGCCTTCTTGACGTCCCCGATCCCACCCTTGACCAGGGCATCGGCCATCTTCCCGCCACTCTCGGGACCCGCGTCGAGAAGTTGGCGGAGCAGGCTCCCACTGAGGCCCATGCTCTTGAGCTTCCGCAGGTTGGTCGTGAAGTTACGGATGGCGTTGAGGCGCGACTGCAGGTCGCCGATCATCGACTTGGACGTCACCGGCCCATCCCCCGTGCCCTCGCTGAGCTTGCCAAACTCCAGGGCGCCTTGGGCAATCTGCGACTTGAAGTCGAGCCCCGCTTGCGCAGTGGCCTTGAGTCGATCGAGCACGGCCTTGGCAGACTGAGCCATGACCGTTCCGAGGGCTGCCATGGCCTTCTTGACGCGGTCGGGCTGTAGTCCCTGGATGTAGCCATCCAAGGTGTTCTTGCCGTACTCGAAGAACACCTTGGATGGTGAGGCGATGCCCAGGGCCTTCTTGAACGGCTCCCGAATCCATCCAGGCAGCTTGTTGAGGAAGAACTGCCCCACCTTGGGCAGGATCTCGCCCGCGCCATTCAGCAGCCCTTGGATCATGTCGCGGCCGGACTGAATGAGGGACGACGGCAGCCCCTTGAGGGTGGCGAGAATGCGGCCGGGCAGGTTGCTGAAGAACGTCACGACGCCGTCCCACTTCCCACGGATCCAGCTCACGGCCTTGCCGATGTTGTCCCGCAGCCACCGGAACGCGGCGAACGCGGCCCGCACCTGCAGCCCGAGCGGCGAGTTCTTGATGACCATGACCAGGAAGTCCCAGCCCTTGGTCTTGATCCAGTTGAACGCAGCGACGGCCTTGTCCTTCAGCCACACAAACGCAGCGCCCACGGCACGTAGCGCGCCCTGGACGACATTGCGGAACGTCTGCGACCGCTTGTAGGCGATCACGATCGCAGCGACCAGGGCCACGATGCCGATCACCACCCACGTGAGCGGGTTCGCCAGAACCGCCGAGTTCAACAGGAGCTGCGCGACGGCCCAGGCCTTGGTCACCGCGGCCACGACCTGCATGACCTTGACGAAGGCGAACAGGCCCCCGACGAGGGGGACGAGGACCGCAGCGACTGTGGCGACCACGGCCTTGTTGCGCTCGAGGAATCCGACGACATCCTTGATCGCGGGCACGACCTTCGTGGTCATCCACGTGACGAACTGCTGCACGATCGGCAGGAGGTTCTTGCCGATGCTGATCTGCAGGCCCTTGATCGCCTCGGACATCTTTCGCTTGTTCAGCGTCGCGTCCTTGACGGCCTGAGCGTCCTTATCGTTCAGCGTGGTGCCGAGGGCGTCCGACTCGGCAGCGAGCGCCTTGATGCCCTCGGAGCCCTTGTTCAGCATCGGGAGCATGTTCATGCCCTGCTTGCCGAACAGCTTCAGAGCCAGGGCGGTCTTGCGCGGCCCGGCGGGCATCTTCGCGAACTTGTCCGCCAGCTGCGGCAGGATCTGAGACATCGGCAGGAGCCGGTTGTGGGCATCGCGGTAGTCGATGCCGATGCCCTTGGCGACCTTCGAGTTGGATGCCAGATTCTTGGACAGGATCCCCATGGACTTCGCCATCGATTCGGAGTCGATGCCGGTCATCGCTGCGACGTGCCCGAGGCGTGAGGCGTCTTCGATGGTGCCGCCCATGTACCGCTGCAGCTTGAGGGACTCGCCGCCGACCTGCTGGAACGCGCCAATGGACTTGCCTGCGAAGGCGGCCGCGGCCAGACCAGCGCCAGCCAGGCCAGCGCCAGCCATGGCGATGCCGCCGAGGGCCTTGGACCCGTCCTTGCCGAACTTGCCCGCGTTCTTGCCGGCAGTCTTGAGCGTCTTGGAGAGCGAAACGTCACGGCCGAACAGGCTGAACGTCATCGAGTCCTTAGCCATTGCGGCTCGCCTCCTTCTGCTCCTTGGCCCAGGCGTCGGCCTGAGCGGCGAACATCAGCCACACGGGGTACTGGAGGTTCCAGACGTTTAACGGGGTGATGCCGGGCCACAGGTGGCACACGGTGGTGAGCCGCTCGTACACGTGGGCCTCGATGTCATCCAGGACTTCAAGCCGCTTGGATGACGGGCGTCGCCCCGACCGGAACCCGGACGGGGCTACTGAGGGTCCGCAGCGGCCTTCTTCGCGGCCTTCTTCTTCGGCGTGGCCTTATCGCCCGGCTCAGCAATCTGCCGGATCTTGTCCAGCGGTACCGCGCACGCCTCTTCGAGGGTCAGGTGTTCGCCAGCGGCGCGACGCGAGAGCCACACCGAGACGCCGAACACCACCAATGCCTCGTCCGGGTACTTCTCGGCGACCTTCTCGGCGTCCTTCTCGTCGAGGCCATCGAACAGGTCGGCGCACTCTTGGAGCTCGCCGACGCTGATTCCGGTCTGGCGCTTGATCGCGATGAGGTCGGCGAGCGTCGCTTCGCTGGCCGTGACCATTGGGTACCGCTTGCCTTCGATTTCGAGCAGCATGATGTGACCTGTTCCCTGGGTCGTTGATCTACAGGAGGCCGGCGGCCTTCCTGGCATCCGTCACTGCCTCAGTGACGGCCTTCGCAAGTTCGGGTTGACGTGCAGCGAGGACCTTCCCGAAGTACGGGCGGCCCTTCTGCGGGTACCACTTGCCGGTGTTCCGGGCGATGTCCACACCGGCCTTCGCGGCTCCCGCGGAGCCCATGGCGCGGAGCGTTCCCGCGCGTCCCTTGGCGCGGCCGATGCGGCGAGCAGCGCCGATCGAGGGGTGCCGCCACCCCTTCTCGGAGTTGTACTTCTTCAGGAGGCGCTTCTGATCCGCTGGCAGGGCCTTGGCTGAGGCCTTGACCACCACCCCGGCTTTGTCCGGTGAGGTCGTCGCGATCGATGTCGTGACGCCTTGTGCGATCTTCGACCGCAGCCCCCGGGACTGCGCCTTGCCCTCGATGCGGGTGCCCTTGCCCTTGTGGAGCGGGGGCTTGGCGACCTCGGCCTGGACGGCCTTCGCAGCTTCTTGACCCGCCTCCCGCACTCGCTTGCGGAGTGAGGTCTTGAGCTTGCGGTCCAGGGTCGACGTCTTACCCAGGAATGCGGCGAAGTCGCGTTGGTCGGCGCTGACCTCGATCGGGGGCCTAGGCATCGGTCACAATGCGGTGTCGGCGGTGCGGATCGAGATGACGATGGGCTGTGCCGCGACCAGGCCGTCCAGGACCGTGAAGTCGTAGTCGACCTCGACCACATCGCCGCCGTTGGCGGTCGGCGTCGTCGGCTCCAGGCGAGCCACCGGGATCGCGATCTGCATCTGCGCCGTGCCCGACGACAGCGACTCGGCGGAGGTGAACGTCAGGACGATCGTGAAGTCGGTGTCGTTCACCGCCGCGTCACGGGCCACGACGTCGGTGTAGATCGTCTTCAGCTTGCCCTTCAGCCCCTCCTCGCGGCCGCCCGGGCGCGGCTTGGTCTGCCGCTTCCCAGCCGATCCGAAGGTGCGCTGACCACCCGTGAGGGCGTTGTCGCCCTGGAGGCTGAACTCGGTCACGTTCGCCAGCTGCGTGGCGGCCGACGCCAGAGTCGTGGTCGTCGGGGCGGTGTAGGTTCCCGAGTAGATCGCGCCCTGGGTGAAGGTGAACAGGCTTGGGGCCGTCGGGTAGGACGGGGCCGTGTACGACGTCGCCGTCGAGAACGCTCCGGAGCCGTCGAAGTTGACCTTGATCGTGGCGATCTCGTCCTGCTGGGCGCTGATCTCCCAGTCCGACACGACCATGCCACCGAAGGTGTACGGGTCGACGGTGCCGTCCTCGCGGACGATGCCCTTCTGGACCGTGAGCGCGTTCAGGACGTCGCCGAGGGTGAACTGCTGCTGGTACGTGGACCCGGACACCAGCGTCGACACGCCGTTGCCGAGGCACGCCTGCAGCAGCAGGCCCATGCCCTTCGACACGCACTCCAGCTCGAGGGAGCCGTCTGCCTCGAGGCCGGTGGTGACGCGTCGGCCCGAGCGGGCCAGGCGGCCACCGACGCGCATGCCCTTGCCCTGCTTGCGCATGGGCTTGTACTGGAAGTCCTCGTCGGTGAACTCGTACCAGCGGGTCGGGGTGACCGGCGTGGCGTAGGTCGACTCGACGCCGATGCCGACGCTGCAGTCCTGGGTGTTGGCCATGGCTTAGCCCTCCTGGGCGGTCGCGGTCTTGCCCTTGGCGGGCTTGGCGGGTGCGAAGTTCCCGACCTGCTTGAGCAGTTCGGCGGCGGTTTCGTCGTCGACCTCGAACTCCTCGCCGGCCGCGAGGGTGCGGCCGATGAGCGGGAGGTCAATGTCGCCGAGCGGGTTGGTGTTGACGAGGCGGGTCATGAGCGGGTCCTTTCGGGCGTGACGAAGAACCCGCACATGGCGGGCCTTTCAGGTGGGATGGGTCAGATGCGGCCGCGGCAGCGGATCGTGACGTCGAGCTCGGCGTACCGGCCTTGCGGGAGCGCTTCCCACGGGGTCTCGGTGAGCTGCCAGGCGATGACGTCGGCACCGGGACCGTTGGCGATTGCGCCGGCGATGGTCGGGTCGTTGCGCAGGTCTGCCTCGAGCAGCGCCATGGCGTCGAACACGAGTTCGGTCACAAGCTGCTGGTCGTCGGTGCCGCGCCAGGACGAGATCAGGACCGAGACGAACACGGTCTCGTTGCGCGACCTGCTGGTGCCGAGGGAGGCGGCTTCCTGGTCGGCGCGCAGCGCGTCGGCGGTGCCGGCCTCTCCGATGCAGACGATGTCGTCGGCCTGGTCCGTGGGCGGCAGCCCGTAGTGAACGGCAACGTTCGGGAACAGGGCTTGGCAGCGGGCGTAGAGGTTCGCCTTGATCGCCTTACCGCGGGACGTGGGCATCAGGCGATCCCGCTGACGCGGCCCTGGCCGGTCGGGTCGAGGATCTCGACCACGCGGTTCGGGACGGCGTAGCCGCTGGGCGTCATCGTGTAGTCCTCGCCACCGAACGAGGGTCGGTTGCCGCGCTGCCCGATCGACCACAGGTGCGACACGAGCTCGCGGGCGGCGTGAACGATACGGGGGCTGATGATCGCCGATCCCCACGTGTAAACCACACGAACCTCACCACGCCACGGAACGCGGTAGCCGTTCGTGCGGCGCACCAGGATCGAACCTTCGATCGTGTACGTCTCGCCAGCCACGCCCGGGTTCGCTGCCTGCGTGATCGCGGTGGCGGTGGTGCCGATGTACTCGGTCACGCTGGTGATCGATGCTGGGGTGTGGAACAGGCACACGCGCTCGGTGCGGGGCTGGTGGTCCTCGGTCAGGGTCTTCGGCAGCACCGCCAAGTCCAGGCCCTCCGCCAGGTCTTCGAGGATCTCGGTGGCCGAGGCGATGAACAGCCGGATCTCGTCGTCGCTGGAGGTTTCGCTCCCTGGCAGGTTGATGTTCGCCCGCGCGTCGTCGAGGCCGATCACCAGCCTCGGGTCGGTGGGCCAAACATCGACGACGTCGGTGTACGGGAACCCGCCGGAGTTGGTGCCGCTGGCGGTCCAGCGGAAGCGGTGGCGTCCGGCCTGCGTCGAGGCCAGGGTCGCGGTGTAGTTCCCGGTCGAGGGGTTGGTGACCGTCGCCAGCGACGTCGTGCCGTCCGGGAGCGTGACGGTGCACGTCGGAGTCGTGCCGGTGTTCGCGGCGGCACCCGCCGAGTCGTACACCTTGACGCTGCGGGCGACGGACTGGCCAACCTCGTAGGTCGTCATGCGTTCCCCACTCTCGGTTGGTTGGGCTGTACGGCTTTAGCTCGGGCAGCCGTGCTGCCGCTGCTGGCGAGGGACGACGTCGTCGGGCTGACTGAGGTCACCCCCGGTGATGCGGGGGCGCGACAGGTGACCGTCAGGACCGCCGTACCAGCGCCTCGGACACTGGCCACCTGAGCTGAGGTGATCGCCACGAGCTGGGGTGCGGACAGGCCGACGAGCGATGGCACCTGCGCAGCGACGGAGCGAATCTCGACACGGGTGGTGCCGGCGTAGGTCGAGGTGGCTGATCCAGATGCCGCCCACGTGAGCGCCCCTTGTTCCGGAGCCCCGCCGACGAGGTCGGCCAGGAATCCGCGCCAGGTCTGGACCCCACGCCACCGCTGTGGCCCGCGCCACGGGGTGACGGTCACGTCACACCCCGGAGCCGAGAACTTCGGCGATCGCTGTCAGGCGTGCCTCGGTCTGCGCGGCGATGTCCTTAATCGCGGCATCAGCCGAGGCCTTGACGGTGGCAACCGTCGTGCCCGTGACCGTCCTCGGCGTCAGGGGGTCGGTCAGGCTTGCGATGGCCGCTGCCCGAGCTGCTTCGTCGGCCAGCATTGCGGCGTTGTGGGCTTCGACCGTGGCGGGGTCAGGGAACCACGCTGCCAACTCTGCCGCCGTCGCTGGGCGCTGCTCGGTGATCGTCTCCCCGTCGTCGGCGTACACGGTCAACGTCGTGCCGTCGCACGTCCACCAGAGAGTGCCCTCGTCGCGTCGCCGCTCGATCATCCCCAAAACTCCATGATCGGGTGCGTGGAGAACGCCGGGTCACCGGACGAATCGACGTACCAGCGGCCGGCCGTGTCGCCGCTGAACCCGAAGCCGAACCCGGTATCCAACACGTTGAAGTTCTCGGTGCCGTTGACGCCGTAGGCGAACGCCTTCACGGTGGCGCGCTCAACGTGCGTGGAACCGTTGAAGACGGTGACCTCGATCTTGCGGCCGATTCGTTCCATCACGATGCGGTCGCCCGCTGTGACCGTGGTGGTGGCCGAGATGAGGGTGCCGCCGTTCGCGTTGTAGATGCCGAGCGTGCCGGCGCTGCTGATCCGTGCCTCGAATCCGCGCACCGCTCCGTTGCTGGGTGTGATCAGGAAACCGAGGAACGCGAACCCGGCGGCGGGCAGCGTGCTCAGGCGCCCGGATGCGATCAGGACCCCGGACCAGCGCGACTGCCCACCCGACAGCCCCAATAGGCGCGAAACCCCCGAGCGCCCGGTGCTGTTCGATGCCGCCCAGCCCGACGAGTTCACCAGCGTGTTCGCGGAGTTGATCTGCGTCCAGTCGCTCGGCAGGGTCGCCAGGATCGGGTAGTGGAAACCCGGCGACGGCGTGATCACCGCCTGTCCGGGCAACACAGGGATGCGGACCTTGCCCGACGCGATGGTGCCCGACGGGCCGGGGCCCTGGATGTACGACCCGTCGGGCAGCCACCCGTACTCGGCGCGGCCACCGGTGCACGAATTGCTCGACGACGTGTTGCCCGTGTACGTGAACGTGGTGGTGCCCGTCACGGTGATGGCGCGATCAGTCACGGCGTACACGGCATCGTCGGACGTGCCGCGAATGGCGACGATCTGACCGGTGACGAACCCGTGCGCTGCCGCGGTCGTGATCGTGCGCGTGGTGCCGCTCGAGGTCCCGCTGGCGATGATCACGGTCGGCGCCTTGTACAGGCACTCGACGTACCCACCTGCGCCCGACGAGGCGAGCGAGTATGCAACGGGATGCGCGAACCGGATGGTTGTGCTGTTCGGCACAGCGGTGATCACTGCGCCGACGGTGGCGAACTGTGTGGCACCGGTGAAGCCGGTGCGTGCGACGTTCACCACGTCACCCACTACGAACTCGTGATCGACAGCGAACGACACTTCACGCTGGAAGTCGTCGGCCAGCCCGCCAGCGGTGCCGGACTTCACGCTGTTGATCGTGAGCAGCACCCACGACTTCGGCCCATAGACCGACGACGGCCCGCCCTGGATGTCATGGAAGATCGCCCAGTCGCCCGGCGAACCGAACGACTGCGGCGGTGTGGCGAACCCGGTGCCGTCGCTGATCACGGCGCCTCGCGATTGGATCGCGCGGTCACGGATGATGCGGACGTTGGTGCCGTCGTCCACTACGGACAGTCCGTAGGCGTCAAGGAACGACCGCGACGGCAGCGGCGAGCCGCCAGCGCGCTTGACCTGAACGCCACCACCGCCAGGCGGTGAAGTGAACGCCCCGGCCTCGTTCAGGAACTTGCTCGAATCCGGCGACGCCGCAGCCGCAGGCACGAGCCCACGCTGCGATGCGCCGAACGTGGGCAGGATCGCGGCGACGTCAGTGCCGGTCAGTTCTTCTACGTCGCCCGAGCCAGCGGTCTTGCGGCCGAGAATCCGAGCGGTGCTGATGGCCTGCGCCTTGGCCCACGTCACCGCTCGAGCGGCGAGCGTCGGCGATGGGTAGGTCCCGGTCAGGTCGCCGCTGGCCACGCCGGTCGGCGTGCGGGAGTCGGTGAGCCGGGAGTCGTCGCCGGCGGCAGCGGTGCCGGCGGTGGTGCCGATGTTGCGGGTGGCGGCACTGCCGAGACCGAGGTTCGTTCGGGCGACCGCTGGATCCGCAAGGTCGGACAGGTTCGCGCTCTTGGCGAGCTTCTGCCCGATCAGGGTGGTGAGCGTGGTGATGGTGCTGGGGTCGTTGCCCAGTGCCGCGGCGAGCTCGGCGATGGTGTCGAGGGCACCCGGGGCACCGTTGACGAGGTTGGCGATGGCCTGGTCGACGAACGCCTTTGTGGCCGCATCCTGCGCCCCAGTCGGGTCGGCCAGGCCAGTGATCTTGCGAGAGCCGAGTGCCACGTCCGCGGTCGGGGCGGCCAGCTCGTGAAGCCGGATCTGATCAGTGCCGCCCGCCTTGTGCGTCGCAGCGTGCGACGTCGGCGTCCGGGGGTCCGCGAGTCGCGCGTCGGTGCCGTCGACCTTGCCCGTCAGGGCAGCCGTCAGCGCAGCGACGAGTGCGTCGAGGTACTCATCCCGATCTCCGAGCTGGTCGATGACCGTGTCGCCGTCGACGTAAGGCGCGGACGGGTTGTCCGGGTCGAACCCCATGAGGTCCGTTGCGGACGGGCGGTCCAGATTCGGCAGGGGCACGCCTGGACCTCCTGTTCAGATGTGGCCCCCGGCCACGGGCTTCCCCTCCCGCAGCCGGGGGACGATCAGGTCAGGACTCGGCGTCGCCGTCGTCGGCCTTCGCGCCCCGGGCCCGCTTGGGCTTGGTCGCGGTCTCCGGCTCGGGCTCGTCGGCCGGCTCGGCCGCGCCCTGCCCGAGGAGCTGCACCGCTTCGTCGTCCGGCAGGTCGATGACCTCGCCCTTGTCCGGCCACTCCTCGCCGTTGCGAGTGCCGGAGATCTTCACCTTCATGCGGACCTGCATGGCGTTCCCCTTTCATCCGGGTGCCCATCTGGCTCCCACCCCCACCCACCAGGCGAAACCTGATGGGTGAGAGAAGGCGTCAGATCAGGCCGCGTTGCCCTGGAACACCTTGACCGCGCCCGTCGTGTCAACCAGGTCGCCGTCCGCGCGCAGGATGCAGCGGTAGGTGATCAGGTCGGTGTTGAAGGCGTAGTCGTCGCTGCGCTCGAACCGGATGGAGTCGACCATCCGCACGAAGTACTGCGAGATGTCGCCGAACACCACGGACTTGGCCGACAGGCCGACCGCCGCGATGTTCGGGTCGGTGTACACCGGCTTGCCGAGGATCGTGTCCGGGGCACCCACAGACGGGGCGGGCTGCCACAGGTACGAACCGTTGGTGTCCTTCAGCTTGCGCGCGGTGGCCAAGGAAGCGTCCTTGAACATCCACGCACACGACGCGGAGTTGCGGTACGGCGCAATGACCGAGAAGAACAGGTCGATCAGGTTGTCGAAGGTGAACGCACCCGCGACACCGGCGCCACCGGTGACGCCTACCGTGGCCGCAGTGACCAGGCCGTTGGGCTGCGAGGAGCCCGTGCCCGTGATCGCGTGCGCACCGAACGCGTTGCCCACGGCGCGACCAGACTGCATCGCGACGTAACCCTCCAGGTCCACCGAGGTGTCGTTGACGAGCTCGTTGGAGATCTGGAGCAGGAACGCGTACTTGTACGCGTCGAGCGGGACCTGCCCGAACGCCGGGTCAGAGGCGGTGATCGTGCCGGCCTCAGCGATCAGTGAAGCGGTGGAGTGCGACGTCGTCTTGGGGACCTGGATCTGCTCGCCGCCGGCGGTCTGGAGAACCGTAGGGCCAGCGTTCAGGATGCCGGACACCTCGATGAGGTGGCCGACCAACTGGTCGTAGAACGACGTCTTGACCGTGTTCGCACCGGCCCCGGCCGTCAGCTTCGACAGGGCACGGAACTCGCGGGTGCCCATGGGTCCAGCGGCGCGTGCTTCGAATCGCTTGCCGCCCTTGCCCTGGAACCACTCACGCAGCTGCGCGTTGGCGTCGCCACCTTCGGGCTTCGGCGCGTCACGCTGCTCCGGCTTGTCGAGGAGCGCACGGAACGACTCTTCGGCGTCCTTTGCACGCTGCTCTCCATCGACGAGTTCCTTGAGCCGGGTGTCGATGGCGTTGATGTCGGCGTTGGCCGAGTCCCACGATGCGCGCTCTTCGGCGGTCATGTCGCGGTTCTCGGTGGCCGCACGCTCAGCGATCTCCTTGGCCTGCTCCCAGGCATTGAGTCGCCGCTCGTGCATCTTCTTCGCGATCTCGCTCATGCGAGGTCACCTGCTTTCTGATGCGGAGGGATGTTGGAGGGTGCGGGGCCGTGTCGCGGTCACCCGCTCCCTGGGCACGCCTGGGCCACCCCGGGTGCAGTGCGTCTGCGGCGCGGGGTGAGAGGTGCCAGGGGAATCGGTGGTCAGCCGAGACGGCTGAGGTACTGCTGGTCGCCAGGAATGGCGAGGGCACGGACGGCACCCATGTAGTTCGGGGCCGGCGCAAGGTCGATCACGGTGGAGTCCTTGGAGCGCAGCAACTCCGCCAGGGCGTTGGCCTTGGCGCGCTCCTGAACCTCGGCAACGTCGAGGCCGCGGTGCTCCGCCAGGGAGCGCAGTCCGGTGGTGGCGTCCAGGTAGGCGGGCTGCACCACTGGTGCCACGTCGATCAGGATGATCTCCGTCAGGGTGCGCAGCGGATAGCCCTGCTCAGTCAGGCCCCAATCGTCGCGCACGGTGTAGAACGCGAACGAGCTGTTCCGAAGGTCTCCCCGTTGAGCCAGTGCCACGCAGTTGGACCCGTAATCGGTGTCGGGGACATCGACCTCGTAGTCCAGGCCCGTCGTGTCGTTAGCAAGACGCAGGGTGCCTGCGGCAGTCCGACCAAGCAGGTAGCGGTCCTCGTGCTGGAATCGGCACAGCACGTCCGGCGTCTCAGCCAGCGACTTGTCCGCGGCACCCGGTAGGACGCGCTCGACGTAGCCCCCTAGGTTCTGGGACAGCACGTCGTACTTCAGGGCGTAGCCGCCGAGCTTCTTCCCGCCATCAGCGGCGCGGAGCTCGACGCGCCCGATCGTGGACCGGGTCTCCATCGTGGCGCTAGTCATCACAGGCTCCTTGCTTCCTTCGGCGGATCAGTGGGCTTCTTCCAAGTGGCGATCCACTCGGCCTTCTCTTCATCCGTCAGCGGCGGACGGTCCTCAAGACGGCGGGCCTCGTCGTTGGTCTCGATACCAGCGCGCAGCGCAATCTCGTGTGACTCCATACGTGTCTTGAGGTCGGCGCGGACCATGGCGTCGATGTTGAACTTGAAGTACTGAGGGCGGGGCAGGAGCGGGAACATCGCTTCCTCAGTCCGGGTGAACCAAGGCAGCAGTGCGAACGTCACCAGATCTTGCGTGTCCTGCTCGCGGTTCCCGTAGGTCAGGGAATTGCCGGTCTCTCCACCGATGCGCTCCGGGGGGAGATGCAGAATGTTCGCGATCTGGGTCGCGGTGAGCTTCTGCTGCTCGATGAATCGGGCCTCGTCCGGCGGAAGGCTGATCGCCTCGTAGTCCCAGTCCTTGCCGGTCACGAACAAGTCGCGACCTTGCACCGCGGCCTTGAAGGCCTCCTTGGCCTCGGCCGCGGCCTTCTTGTCGACCGTCTTCTCTGAGTTCCGCAGCTTCCCCGTGGGCACAGTTCCGTTCTGGTAAGTGTCCCTGGACATGACCTGCGCAGCGTGGCCCGCCTCGAATGTCGTCATGAACAACTTCAGAGGGGACAGGGCCTTGAACTTTCCTGGCACCGTGAACGCCGGCACGTGGAACATCAACTCGCGTGGGACCTCACGGTTCTGCCAGTAGTAGCGCGGAAGGCTGCCCGTCTCGTCAATCGCGACCTGAGTCGGCTTGAGCCAATCAATCGACGTGGCGCGGCCGAAAGCATCGGTGGACGTCTTCAAGCCGTAGGCGTTCCCGTGGATCAGGAGCGAGACGATCAGTCGGAACTTCCAGTCGAACGCTGTCCCGTAGGCGCACGGGTTCGTGACGATGGGAGGCTGCGCACTCAAGCGCTCACGCGACCCGTCCGCACTTTCCCGGTAGGCGCGAAGCGGCGCTGAAGCAAACTGATTCGCGATCAGATCAACGCCGGCGTAGAAGGGGACCAGGCGCAGAACGTCCTCGTCGCCGCCACCAAGGGAGTCGACGGAACCACCACTGCCCCAGAAGTCCTGGAACGAGATCGATCGACGCTCGCCGCCGAAGAGCAGGCTCATTCGCCCTCCGTCTGCTTACGTCGAGGTCGGGGAGCGCCAGCGGCCACCCAGACGGGGAAGAGAAGGACAGCGCCGGCCACGAGCACGCCAGCACCCGCTTGGCCTGTTGCCGCGCTCGTGAGCATGCCTAGACCTGTTGCGATCAGTGCCACCGCGGCGATCTCGAGAAGCAGCTCAGCAAGCGCGCGCACGGCCACCCCTCTCACAGGAAGCTGTCCATCAGGTCGTAGTCCTCGGTGTCCAGGAGTCCGGCCTGCCACAGGGCCACGGTCAAGGCGACCAGTGGCGTGATGTCGACGGTGGAGTCCTTGCGTGACCACTTCTGCCCATCGCCGACGTCGCGGAGCCTGGCTCCGATGACTGCGGCATCGAACTCGGCTTCGCCGCGGTGGCGGAACAACCGATCGTCGATGGCCTTCAGAACCGCGCCCGTGGCGCGGACCGAGTCCTTGCCCTCGATGGGTTCCAGTTCGATGCCGGCCTTCTTGAACTCAGGCTCCAGAGCAGCGACCGGGCCGTTCGGGTCGTAGCCGACCTTCTGCACGATGTCCGGGTTCCGCTCGAGCACGCCCTTCACGCGCGCCACGAGCCAGTTCGTACCGGCGCGACGATCG